TCCAGTATTCTGGGTCTGCTTGTTCAAGACTTTCAATCTCCTTCTTTAGTGCATCTGGTAAATGGGGATTGTCCTTATAGGTTGTAATAATCAAACCGCAGTCGTCTCGGGTTAATACCTGATCATAAATCCAATGTTCAAAGTCTGAAGGGTTGTAGTCAATAATTACCTTTCCAGTCGTCCTTAAAAGTAACTGTCTCCAGTCTTCTAACTCTAATTCATTCGCTTCATTGCAAAATAGTATGTCACGTTTACGACCTCTTATTTTACTTGCGTCATCTACCGAAAAGAACTCAATTAAGTTCTTGTTTAGCAGGTAAGTATTTTCTGACTTGTTATGGTCCGACTCGTTATAGTAACCGATTGAATTAAGGATTTCTATAAAGTCACGCATTGCAGAAGACTTCAAAGCAGGAAGGGTTTTCCTAACTATTGAGATGGTCATACCCTGATGTTTAAGACAAAGTCTAATTAGCCATTGTAAGGCTGAATAGGTCTTACCAGTCAGGAACGTGTGCCACCTTGTAAGGCAAGCACACGCTTTGTATTTATATTTTTTTCTAAAAAAACGAAGTTAGGGTTAAACATTAGTTTTATTTAATAAAAGGTTTCTACCTTCATTTAAAGATAACATTGATTGTGTATAAACTTCTAAGTTTATCACATTGTCAATATACATGTTGTAAAGATTTTGGCACATAATACCATAAGCCTCAAATTGATTTTCAAGATTTGGCTCATAATTAATCATTTGCTCTAATAAAAGTGCATAGCTAATTGCTTCTGTAGTTGGTTTCATATTTTTATTCAATTGGTTTAGTTAGCCACTCAGGTAATTTATTTACATTTATGTTCTGCTCAGTTTGAACCTTCTCGGTTAGGCCGTTAAGTCGTTGGGTTATACTTGGGTTATAGACTCCAGCTAAGCCGCCTTGAATCTGGTCTTCTCGCACCTCTTTCTTTATATATGAACAGACCCCTACAAATTCAGTGTACCTTCCATCCAAATTGTAAAAATAATGGCTCAAATCGCTTATAATGCCTTCCTTGAAACAGTAAAGTTCAAACCCTTCTATTGTTAAGGCCCTTTCCCTTTCCTCATAAACTGACTTTCCATCCTTCCCCACAAATGTATGTTTCAAAATGGGATTTGATTTTGCCTCTTTTCTATACTTTTCAAATAGTTCAAGCATAACTTGAGGGCTTTCTATTGCTTTTGGTCTACCTGCTGACATTTTTAAATAACTCCTTTCTTAATTCGTTTATCTTTAATATATTAAAATTAGCAAATATTTCTTGATATAAGGCTTCGCCTAAGTCTTCTCTTAACTCTTTGCTGTCTATTAACCTTTTTATGTTTTTGAACCAAGTGTTCTTTTTAGCAGTTAAGCAGTTTATCCCATGTTTAGCTATATTAGTGTATGGGTATTGGTCAGAAACTACTACAGGAAGTCTTTTTGCCCCCATCTCCATCATTTTAAGTTCTGACTTGCATCGGTTAAACTCGGTATCTTTTAAAGGAATTAAACCAACATCCATTAAGTCGTAAGCACTTGCATAAGTGTAAACATCCATCCCATTAATTCTGCAATACTGGTCCTCTGCTATTTTGTAACCTGAAGTAAAGATTTTTTGATATTCGCTCCAAACTTGGTCTCCTTCAACAAATCCGCTCAAAACTACTCTATACTTTTTACTTGTGTCAGGGTTAGCGTTTAGTTGCATAAAAGTGTCAGTCAATAGCATTACATCATGAAAGTGAGTTACGCTACCGCTCCAACCTATATGCACCTTATCCGTTTTTAGGTCTTTTACTTTCTGGTCAGGTTTGAACTGTTGTTGGTTAAAATCAATAGCGTTCGGTATAATGAACACATTAGGGTTGAATTGTCTAACTTTTTGAGCTAAGTATTCAGTAGGTACAGTTACGGCATTCGCCATCTTTAAGTTATAAACTATTTGTTCAGCGGTCTTATTGGCTACCCAATCTCTTTTCATTAAGTGGTCGTGTGGCAATTGCCAGTCATCGTCTCGGTCAATTATTACAGGAATGCCTAATCTTTTAATTTGTGACCAGAGTATTTCCTGTTGCCCAAACTTACTTAATACTGAACTTGTATAGATTAAATCAAATTGTTGAAAAAAAGAATCTGGTTGATGGTCTATCATTTCAACTGAGGTGACTTCGTAGCCTTCCCCTAAATTATCAAAGGGCATTAAGAGTCGGTGATATTCAACTCCTGTTATTGGTTTTGGTATAATTATAAGTATTTTCATTTTTCTGCTACTATTTGTTCATGACCTACTTTGAACCTCTCAACTGAAATCGGAATAAATCCAGCCTCTACTAACATGTGCTTCATGTGGTTAATGTCATAAATCCAAATATGTTCAACTTCATGAAAAGAGCTTTCCTCATATAGACCATCTTCTAAAATCATTGGAGCTTGAATTATTAACCTTCCACCATTAACTAAAAGTCTGTGGCACTCCTCTAAGAATCCTTTGCCATCTTCAATGTGTTCAATTACATCAAGTGCGATTATGTTTGAAAACTGTTCACTTTCCCAATTGCCCGTAACCTCAGGAAAGAATCCAAAATGTAAGTCTGAATCTTTGGCAAGTCCTTGAATGTCGTTTTTATATCTTTCGTCTATCTCAATGCCAGTACATTTGAACTCTGAGCTTAAATCTCCTAAAAGGATACCGGGCGCACATGCTATCTCAAGTATTTTTTTAGGTTCAATCTTAGTCAAAGCGTTTTTAACAAGTACGTTCTTTTCAACCACGTTCCCAACTTGCTGATGAATAGTTGAATGATTTGCACTTGGTGACCAGTAATCATTGAAGTAAATGTCCTCTGGTTTATGGAAGTAATTACTTTTGTAGCTTCCGTTTTCTAATTGTGTATAGTGACTTTTCATATTAAATTTTTTAGTGCGTGTTTAAATCCGTTCTGGTTATAGACATCGTAAAACTCTCCACCAGAAGGAATGACATTCGGGCAACCAAAGTAAACCTCTAAAATTCGCTCGGTTTGTAACTGCTCAGCTATCCCAAAGCACATTGATTGATTACCAATGAACACCTTTGATGCTGAGATATAGTCTTTTAATTCGTTAAAGTCCTTTACTTTTAAGTATTCAAGTCTCGGTAAGGTCTTTTTCATTACCTCAAATTCATCCTTAGTGCCTGCAAATAACTGTTTTAAGGTATAATCATTCAAGATTGAATAGTCTATTTGTCCATTCTGGTAGCGGTTAGTTCGGTTTATTAATAAAAAGTCCTCTTTAGGTTTATCTGAAGTAAAAATAGGACCTTCAATGTCAAATATTAATTCAGGATGAGCGTAGTAATACCATTTTTTGATGTCTCCAGCTCCTAAGTTTAAACCGATACTTCTAAACTTGTCTAAGTCGTAATCAATCTTCTGTCCATCGTAAGGCATAACATCAACTATAAAGTCACAACTAAGCAATAAAGGTCTTAGCATCTTAAACATATACTCATTTAGCATTACATTACCGAGTGGATGTGCTGCCATCATGTGTTTTAAAGGCTGGTCCAAGTGTAAATAAACTACTGCTTGAGTGTCTCTGTCCTCACAAGCTTTCCTGATTGCGTTTAGTGAGTAAATAATATCGCCAGTATTACCGCTATGTTTAAACTTTAGCATTTCTTTTTCTTTTAGGTTGGATAGGAACGAAATTGTCAAACTGAATAAAGACTCTTGTAATTAATTCCTGAACACAACTTTGGCAACCTAAGTTTCTCGGAGGTTCGCCATACATTTTGGACCATGCTTCCTGCACTAACTTAAAATCTATATTGGTAAAAATAGAATGATGTTCATTTTTGTAGACTTCCCATTTATGTTTTAACGGAAGGAGCAGTTCGTAAATCTCTTGATTCATTGCGTTATTTTTTTAAAGATAATAGAAGATAGTACCGCACTAAAACAAGCGTAACCAAACGCATATAAAGTGGGTTCTTTAATTAGAAAAGTAATTAATCCAATCCAAAACGAAAGACAGTAGCCACAACTCAAAGGCTTTTTAGGGTAAGTGTTAAATTTCTTCCTCCAGAAATCGATTATTGTCTGGCTCAGTACAAATC